TGCGGAATTTCCGAATGATCGGTATCTAATATATTAGCATCTGGGTGAGCCCAGTCAATAGTAAATAAATATTTACCATGGTGCCATTTTTTGTCTTTACCTATGTATTTGCCTGAGGCGGCGCCTAAAATATCCCAATGATTAACAGCAGGATGATAAGAAAAAGAATTCCAAAGTTGTAATTCATCAAGTCTTTTAATGGGAACAGCTTCGGGTTTAAAACCACGTTGAATAAAAGCCGTAATTGGCAGACGATAAAAGACTGCACCATTTTCCATAATGCAATGAAATAAGATTGCACGGCCTGTAAGTGAGGACATACCAAAGATAATACAGTCTTCCACTTCTCCATGATGTTTTTTACAATCATATAAATACTCCCTTTTTATTTGTGCATACGTTGCTGGTATATTTGCGTTTAAATAAGACATACATTATTTTATCTCCCCCCAATTTTTTCCTGATTCATAATCTACTTTATTTGGAACATCTAGTTTAACAGCATTCTGCATTATTTCAATAACTTTATTTGCATGTTCTTGTGACTTTATAGAGATATCTAATTCGTCATGCACTTGAATATGAGCAATAATCCCCTCTTTATATAAATTTACCATTGCTTGCTTAGTCATATCAGCAGCAGACCCTTGAATTAATTTATTTAAAGCTTTGTAAGTGTAAGCTCTTTTAATCCCTGGTCCGTGTTCCCTGAGTGCATCTTCGTGTGTCATGGCTTTATGCATACCGAATTGATTAGGTTCCCATAAATGAAACCTGCATAATCTACCAAGTAAAGTTCTTATCTGTCCTCTGTCTTGACCTCTATTAGAAGCACTATTCATTAACTGTTTAACAAAAGGTACTTTGGCATGATACTGATTAAATAATTCTACAGCTTTTTCTTTTGATACTCCAAGTTCTGCTTGAAGTTTAGTTTTACCCATTCCGTAAAACAAACCTAAATTAATAACTTTAGCTTGAGACCTAGGAATGTCAGCCATCTCTGCTACAGTTTGATGAAAATCTGTATTAGGATTATTTTTATAAGCTTCTACTACATCATACACTGCAGGAAACTTATGTAAATTTGCGTAGTGTACTACAAGTCTTGGTTCTTGTTGTGAGTAGTCAAAGCAACCCCACTTGTGACCTTCGTCTGGTATAAATAAAGATCTAATCATAGGTCCAATTTCTTTATTCCTCGATGGAATCTGTTGTAAATTAGGGTTAGAATAAGAAAACCTACCTGTTACAGTACCACCTTGATCAGATCTAATTTGATTAATATCTGCATGAATTCTACCTTTATGTTCATGTTTTATAATTGTATCAATAAATGTAGTATGGGTCTTGTTTAACTCTCTAGCTTTTGCTATCTTCTGTGCAATAGGATGTGCATGTTCAGAAAGAAAATTTTTAGTAAAGGACGGTGCTTGTGATTTTTCAGTTCTTTCAAAAGGTAATCCAAGTTTTTCAAATACCTTGGCAATACTTCTTGCTGCCCATATTTGAGTATCTAATCCTGTTTCTTTTTTTATCTCTTGCAGTAATTGTTTTTCTTTGTCGCTTAATTGTAATTTCAATTTATGAGCGGATTCAATATCGACACGAACGCCTTTAAATTTCATATCAACCAAACAAGGAAATAAGTCTGTTTCTAAATTAAAAACAGATTCAATGTCTTGTTGTGTAATTTCTTTTTTAAATATTTGCCAAAGTTCTAAGGTAAGCTCTGCATCTTTCTCTGCATAAGCTCCAACGTGCATTGCTGGTAATTGCCACATATCTGCTTTAGGATCTAAGCCTCTTGATTTTGCTTCTTCATTTAAACCTGCTTCACTTTTTCCGTGTCCTAAGTAATCCCAAGAAATAGCATTTAAAGAATATTGAAATCTATTTTCATCGACTAAAGATGCTGCGATCATTGTGTCAACAATACGTCCTTGAATCTTTAAACCCATTTGTCGAATCCAACAGACATCGTACATGGCATTATGAAATATTTTAATGGCAGGTGTATTTAATATATCTTGAAACCACTCTAGAGTACGTTTCTTATCCATATTAGGCCCTGATCCGTGAGCAATAGGAAAATAAAATTTTTTACCTGGTACAGCTACAGCTATACCTACAACTTCACCATTACCAATAACAGAACCAGATCCTCTTTTTTTAAGATCAGGATCTCTTGTTTCTAAATCAATTGCTATTTCATCGTATTGTCTTAAATCAGGATATTCTTCAGGTTCAATCCATTCCGTTTGTGCCTTAAATTTTGGTAGTATCATTTTTTAACCTTTCCTTTTGTATCCTTTATTTTTAATATTTCTAATTCACAATAATGAATAACTTTTTGTAAATCTTCTACACCATTTTTTGTTAAGTATCTACATACGTACTTAACAACACAACCTTGAAAAAAACTTAAATTGTTTTTTGAAATAAATTCATAAGGTTGAATTGTAAAATTTTTATAGTGTTTTCCTCCTACTTGTCTGTCTTGTGGAAATGCTTTTTCAAATCCATTTGAATCTGTCATAATAAATAACCGTTCCTTTCTTTTGTTGATTTTAAAATATAAAGATTTTGTTTGGATCTAGTAACACCTACATACCAAACTCGATGTTCTTCATCTTCTTTATCTTTACTTAATTCTACTGCCTCTCTTATTTTTCTTGTATTATCTAAAACTAAAACAACATTCTCTTCCTCTCCACCTTTTGCTGCATGGATTGTAGATACTTCTATTCTAGAGTCTTGAGATAATTTTTCTCCGTTGGCTAACATAGTACGAATATAAAAACATTCATCTTGATCAGCATTAACAAAAACTTCATACCAAATGTCATCTTTACTATAGCCAATGTCTTCCATTAATATTTCGTTTTTATTCTTAAATTGTTTTTCAGGATAGTTTGCACTTAAGTAATCATATATATCTCTGCAATCAGAAATAAGTATTTTACCTCCCTTGGTTAATTCAACCCATTTTAGTATTGATTTATAAAGTTTTGAATCATAGCTTTTTCCAAACTTATTTTTAAAATACATATTGTTTTCTTTTAGTTGAGAACATATCTTATCTCTTCTATAACCTGTTCTAGTTAATATTAACCATTTGTTTTTAGTTAAATCTAAATTTTCCATATCGTAAATGTATTCTACTTTTCCTTCTAATCCTTTTTTAGCTAAGTATTTTTTTTCTTTTCTAGTTTTTATTCTGTCCAAAATAACATTTGAAATATTTTGTACTGCTAATGGAACTCTTTCCGATCTATCTAATACTATTTCTTCTGCAGGTTCATTTAAAAATTTATTCACATCTGCACCAGCCCAGGCAAAAATAGCTTGATCATCATCGCCAGCTAAATAAATATCTTTTGATTTTTTTTTTAAAACATCAAACATCTTCCATTGAATAGGAGATAAATCTTGAGCCTCATCTATAAAAACAACATCAAATTCTTTACATTTTTCTTGCACAAAAATAAACTTTTCAATCATGTCATTAAAATCATAAAGAGCATGAACTTTTTTAAAATTATTATAATTTAAATAAATATGTCCTAATGTTTCATAATCTATATCTCTGTTCCATTCATTTGTATTAAACTCTTGTTCCACTGATATACCTTTTACTCTAGCTTTATTTATAATTTTAAAATAATCACTGTTAAAACTTAAATAACCACTTTCATCTCCACTGTCAGTTACTTTTAAATTTAATTGTCTTCCTATCTGTTCATAATGAACGGGTTGCATAACACTGTCCTCACTCATACTAATAGTATGAAAAGCTAGGGAATGAAGAGTTCTAAAATTAATTAAATCTTTTTTAGATAATTCTGTTTTTCTTTCCAACATTCTATCTTTTGCTTCATTAGCTGCCTTTTTAGTAAACGCAAAATAACCAATTTTATGTAATGGAGTACCTTTTTTTATATATGACTCTACATAATTTAATAGAGTTGTTGTTTTTCCTGTTCCTGGAGGACCAAATATTTTTTTAATCATTAAAATATATCATCTTTTCCAGTTATAGGAATTAACTCAGGTTCTGCTGTTTCAAGTTCTTTAAGATTAGCAGGAACTTGAGTAACTCTAACTGCTGTATAATCTGGATCAGAGTCTTTTTTCTTAGGAAATCTTTTTAAAATACCAAAATCTGCTTTAAATAAACGAGTCATTATTTCTGCAGTTATTGATTTATCTATTTTCCAATCTTTGTTTTTAAGAGAATTATAAAAATTTTTATAAACAAAATAAGCTTCTCCATCCTCTATTAAAGTTGCACCACTTTTAAAAGAAGCAAAATTTTCTGCTTTGGCTCCTTTTAAATAATCAGTTAAATACTCTGTTAATAATTCTTCATCTGTAGTCCCTTTTGGAGGAGATGTAGTCATCTTTGGGGGAAATAATGTATCTAGTACATCTTGAAATTCTGTTGCTTTAATCTTAGGAGGTATTATTCCAGCTGCATTACCTATAATTGCTCTTATCTCATCTTGCATTATTATTTGTTTAATAGTTTTTGCTCTAACTTCTTTGGTTGTTTGGCCATCATTTAAAGTTACATTGAATGTGTATTGAGGTTCAGAATAAGTTATTTTCTGTAAACCTGATAAAGCTGGAAATATTTTTTTCTTATCTGATATATATCCAAATTTTCTATTTCTACATTCTGCCTTTAAACAAACTGCCTGAATTGGATCTTCATTACATGTATGTCCTTTAATCTCTCTATTCCAAGATTTTAATTTCTTTTTTGTTTTTTCTTCTGTCCAACTTATAATACCATTCGCATCCGTCTCAAAATATTTAGCTGGAGCAGCAATAACCATTTGTTCCCAATTATCAGGATATTTCTTTTTAGCAAACACTGCATAATTATATAAAAATCTGTCTCTTCCATCTCTTAATTTACTTTTAGTTAAAATTCCTAAACAAGGTGGTCCATCGTTAAATTCTTCTGACCCACCTTGTAATAATTTTCTAGTGTGATCAATTCCTATTTCTTCTAATTCATCAGCAGTAAATGTATTAGCTTCTATTACTTCTACAAATTGTTCAAAAGTAAAAGCTGTACCATCTAAATTAAAACCTGTTCTTTCTGTTTTGTTATAATAAGGTAAATTAATAAATTGACCATTTACCCATTCACCATCTGAATCTTTTCCTAGTTCTGTCTGTTTTGGATATATTTCAATGTTAGTTGGAAGTTTTAAAATAAACAAAAACTTCTCTAAAAAATTTCTTATAAACACTGCTTTTACAGGTTCTTTTAAAAATACGTATAAATGTAGACCACCACTCTTAGATTTAACAGGTACTAAAGGTAATTTATGTTCAGATATAATATCTAAATATTGTTTGTATGGAAAATTTTTATAACTATGTTGTTTGTCATCTATATCAATAGCACCAAATTTTGCCATTCCTTTATCATCACAAGGTTGAATTCCAATAGAAATTTCTCCGCTTAAATGACTTAAGTAATTTTGTTTTGATAAATGCCTATGGGCCCAAAAATAAACAGGTTTCAACTTACCAGTAGCTGAATCTATTTCGCTTTTTTTTAAATCTGCAGTACCAAAATTTCTTTCTAATCCTGTAAAACTTTTTATAAATTTTTCTTCAATCATTTTTTGTCATGCGTATGGGCGATATTATCGCCCATACAATTTTAACGTTAGATAATATTAGAAGTGAGATTTTTCTTGTTTTTCACCACTAGCAGTTTCACCATGTTTAACTTGAATGTCTCCTTTAGAAACACTTTCAGAAAAACTTTTAGCTTGTTGGTATATAGCTGTATTTTCAACTGGACCAATTTTACTAATTTCCCATCCAAACCATGTACCTTTATCGTTAGATTGTTGTACAGTTCTTAACTTATAAGTGTGGCTATAAGATGCGGGTGTAAACATACCATTTTTACCTTCCATCTTAATTGATGAAACCATACTATTCCATTTTCTACTTATTTTTAATTGCGTTGATTTCATTGCAATTAAAGCCGTAGAAGGACTAGTACTGTTTACTATAACAAAATGACTTGCCGTTTTTTCAATATAATTACCATTTGGTAATCTATCTTTATACGATCCGTCTCTTTTTGTTTGAGTCAAGATATCACTTGATGAAGGGTGAATTGCTACTGGAGCACCTGAGCCTTCGCCTCTGTCTTGCCATTCAATATACTCTAATTTGTAATGACAAGGTATGACTTGTACCCCTTTTTCACCATCAAACAATTCTCCAGTAACAGAGTTATAAATTTTGCCAGGTTCTGCACCTTCAACATATTTACCGTCTCTCTTATTTACTTCAGGAGATAATTGTCCAAGTATCTTAAGAAAAGGTAGCATTAAATCATCATGACCAATGTTTCCTAATCCTTTGTTTGCGTCTGATTCGAATATACTAGCAGACACTGCACCCGCCGTAGCTTTATTAGCTACGTCAGATGTTTCTTTTTTCATGTTTTGTTTTTCCATTTTCTTCCTTATTATGTTCTTGTTATTTTGGTTTTGTTTCCTGCAAACACATTAAATAGATCAGAGGGCATATCTTTTCCAGATTCGATACGCTCTCTAACCAACGCTTTAAGTGTCATGGGTTCAACCTTTAACTTCTGGAAGGGTTGAAATCCTTGACCTTGTGCAAGGTTAGCATAAGCCAGGGCCTTGTTATCCTCGTTACGACCAAAGGAAACAGTAACCTCATTTTTAATAAGGTCACCTAGGTCATTACTACGAAGCCAGTTAAATGCTTCTTCTTTTCTATCAATAGGAATAGAAGCACCGTAGACGGGTTTAATCTCAACTCCTGATCCGTCTGCTAATTTTAAAGTAGATATATTCATTTCAGTCATCATAGTAGGTATGATTTCTCCTGAAAGAAGATCTGCATCTTTTTTTAGTTTTTTTAAATCGTCCTCAGTATTTTTTATTTGATCTTCTAAATTACGAAGTTTAAGGACTTGTTCTGATAATGACTTTACATCATTAGTTTGGTTTATTGCCTCAGTCTTATCTTGCTCAAAGTTTATTTGGTTCATGTTTCTTCTCCTTGTTTTATTTTTAACTTTCTAATTTTGTATAAACAATTATTTTATCAATGTCAATCCTCTATGTCTCCTTTTTCATATAAATTTATTTGTACTGGATAGTAAGTATGTTCTTGTCTGTCCCATTTTAATAAATTATACTTTCCGTTTGTTTTTTCAGCAACAATTGAACAAGCTACTCCAATAATAGCAGGATCTCCTGTTAATAATAAATAATCTTTATCTGTATAGTTTCTTAATAATTTTCTTAATTTAAAAATTAAAGGACCTGGCGATAATATAATTTGTGAAAATTCTGGTAAGAGTGTGACAATTTGTCCATATTTTTGTGCACCGATAATATTAAATTTTGGTTTACCTGCTTGTGTTCCAGGTAATTCTTGTGTCACATATACAATAGTTTTATGTATATTTTTTAAATCTTGATAATTTAAATTTTCTTTCATTGATCATTGACATGTAGCATTTTTATATATAAGAAGTCAATAGAAAGAAATTGGTAACATTACTATGATAAACTATAAGTTTAAAACTAAACCTTATGCTCATCAAATTGTAGCATTGGAAAAGTCGTGGAATAAAGAAGCATATGCCTATTTTATGGAAATGGGTACAGGAAAAACTAAAGTATTAATAGATAATGCATCTATGCTTTATGATAAAGGTAAAATCAATGGTCTGTTAATTATAGCACCAAAAGGAGTTTACCAAAATTGGTATGATTCAGAAATACCTATTCACATGGTAGAACACATTGAAAAAAACATTGTTTTATGGAAAGCTTTAATTAACCAAACTCAAGAAAAAAAATTATCTTCTCTTTTTGAAACATCAGATAGGTTAGATGTTTTAATTATGAATGTAGAAGCTTTTTCAACAAAAAAAGGTTTAACGTTTGCTGCTAAATTTTTAAATAGTCATGAGACTATGATGGCAATCGATGAGTCTACAACAATAAAAAATCCTGATGCTAAAAGAACTAAAGCTATTGTAGCATTAGGAAAGCATGCAAAATATAGAAGAATACTTACAGGATCTCCTGTTACTAAATCACCTTTAGATCTTTATAAACAATGTGAATTTTTAGATGAGTTCCTATTAGATTTCTCTTCTTATTATGCTTTTAGAACTAGGTATGCTGTTATGAAAACAGCAAACTTTGGTGGACGTTCTGTTCAAATAGTAACAGGTTATAGAAACCTTGGGGAGTTATCCGAAAAATTAGAAAATTTTTCATATCGTGTTTTAAAAGAAGATTGTTTAGATTTACCTGATTACACTTATGTAAAAAGAATAATACATTTAACACCTGAACAACAAAAACTATATGATCAAATGAAACAAATTGCATTGACAGAAATGGATGGTAAAATGATGACCACTAAATCTGCAATGACCCAGTTAATGAGATTACATCAAATTACTTGTGGTCACTTTACAGCAGATGATGGAAGTATTAAAAAAATAAAAAACGAAAGATTAGATGCTTTAATAAGTATACTTCAAGAAGTAGAAAATAAAGCTGTTATTTGGGCACATTATAGAAATGATATTGCTTCTATAATTGAAGCAGTAGAAAAAACTTTTGGTAAAGAATCTTATGTTACTTACTATGGAGATACTACAACTGAAGACAGACAAAATGCCATAAAACAAATTCAAGATAAAAATAGTAAAGTAAGATTTATAATTGGTACTCCTCAAACTGGAGGATATGGAATAACTTTAACTGGTGCAAACACAATGGTATATTATGCTAACGGTTATGATTATGAAAAAAGAATTCAATCTGAAGCTAGGATTAATAGAGCAGGTCAAACTAAAAAAATGACTTACATTGATCTTATCGCAGAGAACACTATTGATGAAAAAATAGTTAAAGCTCTGCGAAATAAGATGAACATCGCCACTCAGATAACTGGTGACGAACTTAAAGATTGGATTTAATCAATCTTAATAACTTTATTTTTTTTATTCTCAGGCGGACTGTATTCCAATTGTATTTTAAGCATACCATCTTCTAATTTTGCACCTTTACATTCTACATATTCTTGTAGCTGTAAATGTTTTTTAAAAGAACGCTCAGCAATCCCTTTATGCACGAAATCACCTTCATTTTTTAATGAAGATCCTTCTATGATTAAAACACTAGGATTAACAACTTCTACTTTGATATCTTTTTTAGAGTATCCAGCTAAAGCCATTTCTAGTGTGTATTTATTTTCTCCAACTTTTTTTATATTAAAAGGCGGAAAGCTTGTGTTTATGTTTGATATAAAGTTAAAGCGATCGAAGATATCTTCAAAGCCTATACTATGGTTTAGGAACGTACTTAGATTTGTCATATTAACCTCCTTGTTAGACAGTTTATTTATAGGTCCTCCTAGAAGCAACCTAAAGTTAATATAAGTATGATTATAATTTTTGCAAGAGCACTAAAATAACACCACCAAGACCTGTAATTAAAGCCCCTACTGATACTAATAGTATTCTTTCTATTCGTGTAATTTGATTTTGTAATTGATACATTTTGTCGTGAGTTTGTTTTTGCATAATTCTGCAAAGTTTTTCGTGAGATTCTATTTTATGAAGAGCATTATCTTTAACCATTATTCTCCTCCACCCCAATCTTCCGTACTTGCTCCAGTGTAACTTCCACCGTCTCCTTCATTGTATCCACCACCCATTCCTGATTCATCATAACTATGACCAGAAGAATTTAATTCTGTAGGTGAAAGACCTAAACCTGGTTCTTCCTTACTTGAATCATATCCAGTGCCTATAAAATTTCTTTTAGCATAATCAATAGGACTGTTGTAGTTATTTGCTCTAGCTACAATATTTGGAATTCCATATATAGGATTTAAAACTAAACTTGCTATATCTCTAAATCGTATAGGTAGTCCATTATAATTATTTGTGATCCCTGATCCAGGAGGATTTGGGTTTATATTATCATCAGATCCTTGGTCCGTGGTCATAGAAGCAGGAATTTGAGGTACTTGAGAAACAGAATTAATGTTTTCAGTACCCATTATACCTTGATTTTGATTATAAGGATTATTCAAATAATATTGATATAACTCTGAAGGACTCATCATGCTAGATTCCTTTGTTTAAGTCTCATTGCTTTATATTCATCTGACAGTAAAGCATTTTCACTTGCTGTTAATCCTGTGTTTTTATTTATTCCATATATATTTCCTAGCGTTTGAGAAGATTGAATTATGTTAGGAGCAACAGGAGTACCTGTTATTTGAGAAGGAAGTTCTGCTTTAGGTTGAGTTTGAAAAGATCCTAAATCAATACTAGGTGCTGCATTAGTTCTAGGTTCGGGGTTTAATATAGATTCAATAGTGTCAGTTATAATACTAGGACTTTGACCGAGCTCTATTGCTTCTAAATCATATCTTAAATCATCAAATAAATCTGCTGCTGCTTCAAAACTGTTTTCTATTTTTATAGCTTGTTCTGGATTTTCTTCATATAATTTATCTATGATAGATTGAACTCTAGATTGACTTATACTAGGAGCTACAAATTCATTGTTCATTAAAGCGTTAACTCTTGTTTTATTTTTTAATCTTACACCTATTTTATCTTCTATCTCATCTATGTCTACACCCATATTTTCCATATCTTTTAAAACTAAACTCATTCTACTTTGAGTATCATAATTATCTTTTAAATATTCAGACATATAACCTATTCTTGCATTAAGATCTAAATTTGGACGATATATATTAGAAGAAAATTTTTTTTGTATGTTAGATAAATCTTTAGCATAAGAAGTTACAACAAAAGGTAAACTATCTAAAGGTTTTGCTTCTTCTACACGAAGACCTGACATTAAAGCTACTAATTCTGTTGCACTATCATAAGTGGTACCGTAATCAGTAAAGTCTTGAGTAACACCTTTCCATACTCTTCTAGCACTTCTTGATCCACCTGGTTCTAACTGTCCTATTAAATGACCAAATGAAGAATCTAATTTTTCAAAAAAAGTATCATTTTCATAAAAAATAGTTTTTCCTTGTTTAGTTCTACCGTTTCTAAGAGTTAAATCTGCTATGGCACTAGCACCAATAGACTCACTTATAAAGGGAGAAAAAAATTCAGTTAATGCACCTGGTGCGTTATTTAAATTATCATAAAATAAAGCATTATACACTATTTGGTCTACAGACTGATTTGTTAATTTTCCATTACCATAAGCATTTAATATCGCATTAATGGGTCTAAGCATTGAATCATATGGGTTAGTATAAGAAAAATTAAAATATTTAAAATTACCTTTTTTATCGGCTTGTGTTAAAGGAATTAAGTTTGAATTTTTTTGATAGTCTGGCCCAATAGATCTTTGAAAAGCTTCCATTTTTTCTGAATCTACACCTGTTATTTTTTTTGCAGCACTCTCAATAATTTTACCTGTACCACCAAATACTGCTGCAGAACCTACTAATCTTCTTGCTCCCATTTGTCTTATAAAAGGATTAGTACTTGTTAATTCTCTTGCTCCAATAGTTAATAAATGTGCACTTGTTCTTAAAATTTCTGCAGGAAAAGCTACAAAATTACCCAAAGGTAAATTTCTAATATTTTTAATAATAGCAGGAACTTTACTGTAAGTTGGAATAGTATTAGTTACTAAATAAGCAGAAATATCTTTTACATCTTTAAATTGTTGTACTAAATTTTCTTTTTGATTTAATAAAGATTGTTTATTAGCATTAGTCGCTTTTTTAAGATCAATGTCTATTTTAGCAATATCATCATTAGCCTTAGTTAAATCTGAAACTACATCATCTTGTTTACCTACTACTTTATACCAATCTATTATATTTTCTCTTATAACTTGATCTCCTGATACATTTCTAGTTATTTGAGATTTAGAAGCATGACTTAAAGCAGTACCTAAAGCATCTTGATAAAAATCATCGGCATAAACTTTCCAGACGTTATCTCCACCTTGATAAAGATCAAAAGCTTTTTTAACTGTAGGGTTTTCCATTAAAGCTGATAAAGTAAATTTACCTTTTTTCGCTTTTTCTAAAATAGTTTTAATTTCATTAACCTCTATATTTTGATCTACCACTCCTCTAGCTATTCTATTTTCCATTTGTTTAGCTACATCTGAAGCACGTACAAATTTACCTGGAAAAATATCATCTGCCATAAGTTTAAAAGAATCAGTTAAACTTACTCTTCCTCCAATTAATCCACTTGCTAACGCAAAGAAAGAAGCTGTTGATACGTTTCTAACTTGAGTCATTGGTGAAAATACTGTTTTACCAATTTGACCTGCAGCTTTAACTGACATTAAAGCACTGTACAAAGGTATATCGTACATTTTTGTTAAATATTCTTCAGTACCTTTTATAGCATTTGCTATTTCTGGTGTAGTATAAATACCTGAGGCCATTCCTCTTTCATCTATACCTGAATTAAAAATTTTACTTTGAAGAAGATCTAAAGAATCAGCTCCTGAGTCATACGTAGATTTTATTTGTTGTAAATTATTTGTAGGTATATTAGCTGCTCTTGCAACTTCTCTAGATCTAAAAGCATATCCATTTTTTAAAGCAGAATCTGTAAACTTATCAAAAAATTCTCTCTGGTAAACATTTTTAGCTGTTTGTAAAAAAGTGTCTGTAACAGCTGCTCTGTAATCTTTTATAGGTTCAAGAAAAGCTCTATTTACAGCTTCAAAACTTTCGTCTTTTATAACTTTTTTCATTAAATCTGGAACAGATCCACCAGCTCTAATAAAACTTCCTTCGCTAGTAAGTACTTGTACTTCTTTTCCGTCTTTAACAATATTTTTACTTATATCTAATAACTCACCTCTTTTATCTATCTTAAAAGTTGAAGCTATTAATCTAAATAAAGATTCTGGATTTCTATTACTTTCAATTAAAGATTTTTGCAGTTGTGCCATAGTGCGATCAGAAAATAAATCTATTGCTTCATTTCTAGTTATAGATTTATCTTTCATTAGACCTTCTATTATTTCTGGTTGTTCATTCATTATTTTAGGCACAGTATTCTTTTTAAAAAAATCTTTAGCTCCTGTTATTTTTTGTACATCAAAAGCATAGGCTTTATTTTTCATTACACTAAACACTTGTTTTAAATAAGCACCACCACTATTCATAATACTTGACCCAAAGTCAGCAATTGCTTTATCTGGATTTTCCATTAATATTTTTGAATATCGAATACCTAAATCATTAATTCTTTCTTTTAACTGTTTAGCCTCTATTTGAGTTTTTTTAGGTAATTTATTTAATATAGACAAAGCTTCCTCTGAATCTTTATATATAGGTTTTCCTCCAGCTCTTGTTGAAGTTCTTGGAGCTTGAATATAATCATATAATAAATCATTGTTTCTTAAATACATTTGATCATCAATAGCTGTAATTTTTTCTGGATAACGTAATTTATTAGTTCTTAAATATTTTGGAAGTTTAACAATTTCCGCTCCTTCAGCTATGTTTTTAAAATCTTTATCTATTCCATTCATTATTTTAACTATAGATTTTTCTTCTGCCTGAACAGCATTTTGAAATTTAGCTAAATCATCTGCAGCACCTACGCTTAATGGCCCAGAAGAAGTAAATTGATTTTTAAACTTATCTAATTTTAAAAAAAATCTTTCTTTAAAAGGAGCCGTTGGTTCAGGACTATAAAATTTCCATTCCTTAGGATCAGGGATATTAAGTTTTTTTCTTAATTTAGTACTTTGATTTCCAAAAAATTCCATTGTGTTTCTAGCACCTCTGCCTACTCCTTCTTTTTTAGCTAACAAACTAATAGGATTAAATACAGTGTAATCTATGGCTCTCATAGTTTTACCTCCTACATAAGCCAATGCTTTTCCCGCTGGTTTTAATCCATATTTAAAACCTAATGTTCCAGCTACAGGTAATGCGGCAGTAAGACCACCTCCTAATAAAGCACCTTCAGCACCAAACCTAATTTTTTCTTTAAAAAATTCTTCTGCTTTAAGAGACCCTTCTAATTCATCTCCTTTATAAGCCTCTCCAAATCCTACTGTTTCAGATAATGTAGCAAGATCTCCAGGTGTTGATACTGCAAAATCTGTAATACCACCTATACTTCCATAATATCCTGCTCTTTTTGCAAGTTCTGCACCTTTAGCACCTAATGTTGGAAGACTATTTAGTTTTACTATTTGACTTGCTTTACTTAATTTTACAACTCCGTTAGCAATTTTAATTGCAGCTCCCGCAGGTAAAGCAAACTGTCCAAGTATGGATGTAATATCACCTACTACTGTTTCTGTTTCTGGAGTTATTTTGTCAAATACATTATCAATAGCAGTAATTAAATTAGTATCTGCTAAGTAATCAACAGGCATTGCACCTAATTGAAGTAAACCTTTAACAGCTTGACTTACACCTTTAACAGCACCTACAGGAATATCTACAAGATAATCTAAAGCTCCTGTTGTATCTGGTTTAATTTCCTCAATAGGTTCTGAAAAAATACCACCAAATAGACTGTCGTCTTTTTCTGCCATTTAGTCTCCTATGTTTGAGCGGGTAATACTAAATTTACCCCATATTTCATATTAAATTTATTTACATCACCTTGAGTTCTAATATAAGAAAAATCTTGCAAAGCTTCATTGCTGTCTTTAATTAAATTTACAACATCGTCTGTAATTTCTTTTGGTAATCTATTTCTTAATTCTTCAAAAGATAAATTTTTAGAAACTTCTTCAGTTGGAACTTGTTCTGAACTTACTGCTTTTGTAGACATTGCGGCCATTTCAGGAGGTGCTTCCATAGGGTTTGTTCCTAATGAATAACCTATTCTACCCCCATCTTTTTTTTTAACACCTACACCTAATTGAATATCTGCAATTTCTACACCTTTTATAAGTCCAGGAGATCCTCCTGCATTGGCTATTTCTCTTGCTCGTAAATACTGATTTACTAATAAATTATATTTATCAGTACCTGGTGTTGCTTTACTAATTTTTTTAACAAGGTTATCTATATTTTCTAAAGTCTTTAGTTCACCTGTAGATAGTCCTTGTCCTTTTCCTGTACTTAATGCTTTATAAGCACTAGAAATAGTTTTTATTGATTCTTGAGCTTTAGCTTTATCTTTAGCAGAAGATTTAGGATTATTTATTATATTTTGTGCTTTTTCAATCCTTGAAAATTGTTTTTCTGTAAAACCTTTTTTATCTGCTGATATTTCAGCAATGTCTTTTTGTAGAGAACCTGTGTAAGCTAGTTTAGCAATAGCTCTATCTCTTTGTTTTTTATCTTTAAGAAGTTTCATTCCTTCACTTCCAGCAATATCTATTTTATCTGCAATACTTCCAGGTGAACTAAAAGCTTTTCCAATTAATAATGCTTTTTCAGCTTTTGATATACCCCCTGGAATCATTTTATCTAATAGTTCTTTTTCTTTTTCAAAAGAACTTCTATTGTCTGATTCTACGTACTTAGGATCTTTTTTTCCAGAATCTTCTAGTTCTTTTATCTCTTGTGCTAATTTGTTTTTTGCTTCCGCTTCTCTTATAATAGCGTCTAAAGCTGTTTCACCTTCAAGTACTTTAGCTGCTTCACCTTCTGTTTCCATTAATTTTTCATAAGGTAAACCTGTTTCTGGATTTAAATCTTTTTTTCTATAAAAATTTTTACGGCCCCCTCTTGGAAAAAACCCAGGTTGTTCACCTATCGATTGTAAATTTTCTATTCTCATATCAGCTGCTGATGGATCGTTAGTTTCATCAAAAGTATATGGATCTTCTTCCATTATTTTTTTACGTTCTGCATAAGCTAATGGAGTGTCTGTAGCTCTAACGGCAAAATCAGTTAAGGCCCCTATTCCATATCCAGCACCACCTGCTGCACCATAAGCTCCTAAAGGCAAAGCTCTAGGGTATTTTGCTAACATATTACTTACATAACCTGGATTAGGAGGTCCAAACATTGGGTTTGGTCCTATTCTTCCTGTTGTTCTAAGAGCTTGGTTTTTTAAAAACTGTGCCATATTGCTAGCACCAGTACCTCTAGCACCAGCATTAAAATTTTTTCTTGGTTCAACATGAGACATAATACCAGTACCTGTAGGTGAGCCACCTCTTCTAAACATAGGTCTTTTAAAAACGTTAAACATTAAGAGAATAAACTCCCTAATCCATATACTGTTGATGCACCACCTAAAGCTTGACTTAAAGGACTAGCAGAAGCACCTGCTGGAGCTTGATTTGTTTGCATATAAGATTGAGGATATCCAGATAATAAACCACCCACTGTTGAACCTAAATAACTTGTTCTTTGATATGGTTCGTAAGCAGCTTCTCTTGAAGCAGCCGATTGTGCATCTAATACAGCTTGTTGGTATCCTAAATCTGTAGTGCCTGCTGCACCTAATTGTTGAATATTAGATTGAGCTAAAGAAGGTTGTAATGAAGCTAAACCAGCGGATTGTGTTTGTGCTTGTCCTGCAGCAGCCTGAGCTTGACCAAATCCTTGTTGTAACATTTGAGCTTGTAATAAAGATCTATCTCTTAAACTTTGTGATGAAAATTCTGCTTGTTGAACACCTTCTCTTCCACCACCAAATGCACCTGCATTAATAGCGTTGTCAGAAATTTGTTGTTGAGCAATTTGTCTTTGTTTATCAAATTCAGATAAAGTAGCATCTATAACATCTGTTTGATAAGGAGACATAAAATCTTGATAAGCAGTTGGTCCAATGTATTGTTGTGCTTTATCTAAATAAGGTTGATAACCAGAAATACCTGTTCCAGTTCCAATTCCTGATATTGCTCCTTGTTGATCAAATTGTAAAGTACCTAATCCACCTTGAGTTGCAGCTTGTTGTTGTGCTTGTTGTGTTAAAACATTTTGTCCTGCTACTGAAGGAGCAAATTGAGAGGTGTCAATTGGTTGACCTGTTAAACCCGTTGTAAGATCTAATAGTGTTTCTCCTGCCGCTTCTAAATACGGTGCAGGTCTTGATATAGTTGTGTTAATATTTTCTGCCATTATACTACCTTATTTTCCAAGGATTTCATAAGACCATACATCTTTTGAGCACCTTTGTTCATGCTTCCGCCACCCGCTGCTCTAACAGCATCTGCAGTAAATACAAATTCATTTTTAGATAACATTGCTGGAACATCATCTGCCTTTTCTTTTACACCAATTGGAACAAAACCGCCAGTGTTTCTGTAATCTAATTCTGATATTCCACCTTGATTTTCACGTACAGGAACCTCTGTTCCCATATTAAATCCTATTCTACCACCTTCTTTAAAACCTTTAATTTTTAAAAAGGCTTTTAAAGCAGCCTCATCTTTAGGAAATTTTCCTGGACTTTTTAATGTTCTAAATAATTGAGGCATTGTAAAAGTTCTATCCGCACCTCCTCCTTTAGCTAATGTTTTAAAAAGAAAAGATTTTTCAGCTCTAGAAAAAACAGATAAAGCTCCTCCTATTCCTCCACCTAATGATTCTAAATCACCTTGCATAGGATTAATACTTATAATACCACTTCTTTTTTGAGGACTATCTTTGCCACTTCCAGTATAATCAAGTGGTTTACCTTTAAATTTTGGTCCATCTTTAAAACCTATTCTTCCGCCGTCTTTTTTTCCTTTGTATAAACCATCATCTATTATTTCTCCTGAACTATCCAATGTTAACAATGGAACACCAGCTTCTCCATATTTTTGACTATTTAATTCTCTCTCTAATTCATATAACATCTCTGCTTCTTTTTCTTCTTGAGTCTTATCATCCATTGGATAGGGTCCTTGATCCGTTGGTTCATTAGGTCTAAAAATACCTGGTTCAAAATCTGTAATCTCATTAATTGAGTTAGGATATTTTCTAAGTGTTTCGTTCAAAGCTTCAACATCTAAATCATTTTCTTCATTTTCTTCTAACATAATACTTGGAATTCCATCTCCTGATCCATTACCATATTTAACTCTACCACCTTTTTGATAAAAATTTTTTGAAGGTAAAGCCTTTTGATATTTTTCTAAATAAAAAGCTTTGTCTGTTTCATACATATCTTCTGTGTACTCATCTCCATCCACAACTAATCCTGATTCTTCAGCTAATTTTTTTGCATCTAAAAAAGTTGCACCACCTGCTATAGCTGCAAAAGCTGCAGTCTTGTCAAAAATTGTTTCTCCTTTTATAGTAGGATGTGGTTTTGTAAATACAGCTTTTATTCCGTTACCGCCTAATTCTTTTAACCCTTCACCCATTTCAGTAAAATCACCACTAATAAGTTTTTTTGCAGAGTCCATAAAAGGACTTGTAGAATCCATAGAAGTTGCCACTACATTTGTTTTTTGTTTTAAAAGATTTAAACTTTGATCTGTAGTTAAAGCTCCTGGATTATTAGCTTCTAAATATTCTTCTATACCTAAGTATTCATTATATGGTTTTTTAGACATTCCTTGTTTTAAGGATACACCCTTAGACGCTGCTCTGTCGGATAACATTTTACCAATACCTGTTTCACTACCCATAGGTGAACTAAACAAATCTCCCTGTAAAGGATTGCCTTGAAAACCTGCACCACCTAAATATCTAGCACCTTGTCCTAAACCATAATTAATAAGTCCTGATTTAACACCTTTAGATATACTACCTGTTTGATCAAAGGATCCAATACCAGCCATTGCTCCACCAAGTGCAGGATTAAAAGGAGCTACAAACGGTGCAGCTTTAACTGCAATATCTGCTATTTCATTAGGAATAATTTTTCTAGCAAAATTTTTAATTTTTTTAATTAATCCAAAACCAACTCGACTACCCATATCTATACCTTTGTAGTCACCACCGCCGATACCTTCTTTAGAAAGGCCCATGATACCGCCATTGGCTCTTAGTTCTCTACGCATTTGTGCTCTGGATATAGTCATAAATTAATTTAAATTGTTATATAAGGCAGGTTATAGTTCCTGAAAACTCTACCTTACTTGCTTTTTGCAAATAAATCAAGCGTTGGCATTTTAACTAATACATCTCTTTGTACTTCCTCTGGAGATAAATTAGCTGCTTTTATCGCTTCTTCGTTCTTATATATTTCACCTGTTTTAATGTTTTTTAGTGTTATAATAACTTCCGTAGGTTCTACTAAAGGTAAATCTTTACCATTTATATTTATTGTTTTATTTGTCATTTTTTCTCCTAAGTTCTATCAAATTCTAATATTGCAACTGTTCCTTCAAATATATCAGCTGTAGCAGCTTGTAACTGCAATTTATCATTCTCTTCTAATATAATAGTACCGTCTGCTATAGATTTTGAAGTACCACTATTTACAGTGTGTTCTGCAAACTGGAAACTAGTTGTTACAGAGTTATCATATATAAAAGCTTTTATTTCAATATTACCTGCTCCTACATTAGCTGTGTGTATGTTTTGTATGATAGCTCTTGAATCAGATGGACAAGTATAAATGTCTGTCTTATTAGTTGAGTTTAAATCAAATTGTGTATTTCTATATCTATTAGCCACTATTTCCTCCTGTACTAAACCATGTTAATCTTTGTTGTTCTTCTCTTAAGTCTTGTTGAAAAGTAGAATTTAATTTTTGTACTAATCCATCAAGGTCTCTAATTAATGCATCTGCAACATCTTTCTTATACTCTTTACTAGGTCTTGTAAATGCTAGTACTATTTTTGCCATTATCTTCTTCCATCGGGTTGTATATCTAATCTAAATCCACCGAGTTTCCAATCTTGTGCTGATCCTGTATTTGCTACTTTTAAAGAAACAGATCTACCTCTAGCTCTTGTATCTACTTTAGTTGTAGATGAAGTAATTGTAAAGGGTCCAAGTGAGGAACTTGCTTGAGAGCTATTTGGGTAATCTCTTAGGTTTAGAGTAATTTGAGTATTTCCACTTTGAGATAAAAAGTCAGGTACAAATCTTCTTATTTTCATAATAAATTCACCATCTCCTCTTATGTCCGCTCCACCTTGTTGCCCTTGAGTAATATCATAATCTCCTGATTGTATGTTAGCTGCTACTGTAGTGGTTGCTGAAGATTTTACTTGATCAGTTCCTGTTTCGTGTTGATAGTATGTTGTAGCTCCTTCAGTATTTCCAACAACATCATAAGATGTGCCTGTTGCATTATAAGATGTTCCATGAGGTAGATTAAATACAGATGAGTCAACCCAAGTTGTTCTAGCTAAAGATCCTGTAGTCCATATAGGTCTTTGTGATGATGACTCCATATAATTGTATGTTACAGATCTATTAATTATTTCTGAAGATTGAGTTGGATAGAACCAAGTAATTTCTCCAAACAAATTATTTAAACCAACATTTATAAGTTGTGACGCTGTTGTATTAATATCATCAAATACATAATCTTCTACTAAACAAATCATAGTTTCTAAATTACCTGAGTATCTAAAGAATCCATTTTCAGATAACCAATATGCAGCACCATCTACTTCTATAGCGGCATTCATTCCAATTAAACCACAGTTTGTACCTACTTGTGCAAAACCAAATGTAAAAGGTGCACCAATAAAACGCATAGTAAATAAAGATGTATCTGTCCAAACATACATAGCATCTCTACCTCTAACAGCTCCTACGATCCGTGATCCATCGGCCAGTCTTTGTGTACCAGCGGTATTAACAGCTGTAGGTGTATAGTCATTAATATTTTCTTGATCAGAAAATCTAATAAACATATCATCTTGTGTCGATTGATCTCCAATTGTTGTTTCTGTTCCATAAAATACTAAGTGTCGATCTGGTGTAGATACTAACATATCTCTAGATGCCGTTGGTGCTCCAGATATAATAGTTGCTCTTGTTGCTACAGCATTAGCTGCATTTGAATCCCATTCAAAAACTTGTGCGTTGTGAATTAAAGAGATAACTTTATCTCCAAAGTTATCTATAGACCACATACCTGGATCTATAACTAAATCTCCAGATGCTGCTTCACCCCATGCTACATAATCAGATGAGTTTGTAACTGCCACACCATTGCTGTGTATTGCTGCGGTTGTATTTCTTACACCTCTTGTAACACCTGTTAATTGATTACCTGCAATTCCTGTGTATGATATTTCTTCTGATCCTATTTGAACAAAGTTTGTTCCTGATGATGGAAATA